GGTAAAGATAATGCCACATCATTTATTATTATATCATTGTTATCAAAGAATTCAAAAGATGGTGCAAAGGGAACTACTGTAAGAAGATGTGATTTTCATTCACCAGGCAGAAATAATAGATATCCAGAACATGATACTGAACAAATTGTACATGTACAAGTTGGTGGCAGTTTATCTGGTAAAATATTTGCTACACAATGTTTAATTGAATATTGTACATTTAGAGGTGACGCAGGCAAAACACAATTTTCTCCGTTAGCTGGTATTAGTGTTGCTAATACAAAAGGTGCGGTGATTAGAAAAAATAATTTTGATGGATTTCAAGGAATGTGTTATTATGTTGATACTGGAATGAATGTTGATACTATTGTTGAAGATAATAGTGCATTGGAAGTTCCTTGTTTTATTAGATTAAGCGCACAAAATTATGTAAGACAATATGGTAATGAATGGTGGGCGGTAAATTATGCTTATCATCACAATTTAATTGTGATAGGCAATAATGTTAAAACAACTGGTAAAGGAACATGGAATTGGAAGCCGGGAAAGTATGCAGCATGGGATGGAATATTTTTGGGATATAGTATGGATAGAGATTTGAACTTATCTACACCGGCATTTAAAAATATTATAATTCAAGACAATACTATCAATGTTGATACAAATAATTTGTTGAAGAATTTAGGTGGTTGGTGGCCTCCAATTAATGCATATGGAAATCCTGTTCCAGTAGGACCAGTACCAAATGAACCTGTGATCAACGAAATTAAATTGGTTAATAACAAGAATAATTTTATTGTTGAAAAAAAGTCAACATCTGTATTAGACAAGTTTAAAAATTTGATAAAATGCAAATAAATTTGTTGATTTCAAAAATTTTTACATATATATTGTCATAGTATGAATTCAGTTTCACAACCTAGTCAAGCCAGTCAACTCCCATCCGGAAGTTGAGTGCGAGGTTGTTTGCTCTTAAAGAATCAACCCGTCACTCTACAAAAAAGATGACGGGTTTTTGATTTTAGTGGTTGACAATTTGACAAAGTATGGTAAATTAGAAATATAACAAACGGGGTTGAAACTCTATCTGATGTCCCCAACGAAAGTTAAAACATTTGATCGGTCACTGGGTGTTATGCTGAAATACAGAACCCATCTGGCGATAATGACATAAAGTATATAACAATTTTTAAATGGGTGGTTAGCTCAGTTGATAGAGCATTTGCTTTACACGCAAAATGTCATAGGTTTAAATCCTATACCACCTACCATTTTAATCGGAGTGTAGTCCGTAAATAGGGGCGGGCCAGTTTTGGGAACTGGATCGAAAGACCTGTAGGTGCAAGTCCTATCACTCCGACCATCTTTTAATTGGGCATATGATGTAATCGCAGCCATGCGAGTTTTAGAAGCTCGTGGAGAAATCCGTGGGGGTTCAAGTCCCTCTATGCCCACCAATTTTTAATTTATATGGAAGTAGTCCGGTAGGTCGAGGAAACTGTCTTGAAAACAGCTGGGGCCATAAACCCTCACAGGTTCGATTCCTGTTGCTTCCGCCATTTTAATACAACTCCACTTGACATTGGAGCCGAGGACTGATAGTATCGTCCCTTGAAGAAATCGGAGTTTGTCAAAGATTTTACGGTTGGGTGGCAGAGTGGTCTAATGCAGAGCTTTGCTAAAGCTCCGAGGTGAAAGCCTCCGAAAGTTCGAATCTTTCCTCAACCGCCATTTTTTTGCGTGTGTAACTCAGTTGGTAGAGTACGAGTTTTCCAAACTTGATGTCGTGAGTTCAAACCTCACCACACGCTCCATTTTTAGTAACTGGGGATTTGCATAATGGTAGTGCCGCTGACTTTGAATCAGCAGGTGGAAATTCGATTTTTCCATCCCCAACCAATTTAATCGGGATGTAATGTCAAAAGTAGACGGCCTGTTTTGGAGACAGGAGGTTGAGATTGCAAAATTCTCCATCCCGACCATTTTATATGCTAGCTGCAATCTGGTGAGAACGTTGGCTTAGGATTGAACTTAAGTTATCAGCGGTGATGGGTTCGATTCCCGTAGTTTGCGCCGTTTTTTGATTTGACAAACACTATATATTGGTGTAAGATTTTTAAATGGGCTGTTAGTGATAGTGGTAGCACGGGAGCTTTGCAAGCTTTAGGGAAGAGTTCGATTCTCTTACGGTCCACCAAATTTGTAAGCGGGTATGATGTAGTGGTAGCCTTCGACCTTGCCAAGGTTGATGTGAGGGTTCGATTCCCTCTACCCGCTCCACTTTTAGAATATTTCTTATATATTTATAAGAATGAAGAAATTGAACGACTTAAAAAATAAGTTAAAAGAATTACAAGATGCTTTGGATAAAGCAGATGATAGTAATAATCCACACGAATCTAATAGAATTCGTAGTGAAATACAGAATACTATTAAAGATATTAAAAGAGAAGAGTTAAAACAGCCGGTTTCAGTTGAAAGAGGCAAAGAGTTATTTGCTAATATGAGACGAGAACTTGGGTTGGATGAAACAATATCTTATAAAGAATTTTTTGATCTTTGAGAATTTATGGGCATATACTGGTATCGATTTAAGATAATTGATTAGTTAGGCGTGTAGAGGATGATAGTTGGCCTCTTAAAATTTCTATCAAAACATTAACTGCAGAAGATAATGTAATTAGCTATAACTTCACCTCCCGTGAAGCAGTAGCATTGGCAGCTTAAGGTTGCGCATTCAATATAATGATGTCTGATAATTATATTGGGTGTAAAATATCAGGCTATATCAACAATTTGATTTGCGTTGTTGATTGAGTATTTTGTAAATCTTTAGAACAATTAGTTTTGACATTTAATATAATTGTTCTTAACAACTAAAAAATGTATACACACGTAGGCTGATTATGATAGTGTTTTAAAGACAAGGGTTCGACTCCCTTTATGTCCACCAATTTCGGTGATAAACAAAAACAAATAGTAAAAAATAGTATATGACAAAACAAGAAGCAGAAAAGAAGGTATATGAGTTGACGGAAAAGTTAATCTTTGTAAAGAAAGATTTCAAGGATGTAGCTGCTGGTTATAAAGATAAGATGAAGGAAATTGAAAGTGAAATTAAAGCTATTGTTGAGGAAACTAGTGCGATTCCATTAGCAACGTCAAAAGATATTGATGGTGATGATGAATGATTTAATTTATGACTGGTTATCATAAATTTGTATAATAAAACCAAATAATAACAATTAAACTATATAGTTAATATGTCTAAAAAGACTAATAAAAAAGAAAACGGTACCGAAAATAATGTAACTACAGAACAGAAATTTTATGTTGTTACACGAAGTGGGTTGAGAGTAAGTGAATTAGTATATGCTAATAAAAATGATGCTAAGACTGAATTTGATCATTGGTCTAGTATTGTAAAAAAGTGGCCGGATGGCACTAGAATTGAGTTAGTTGAATACAACGAAACTCGTCATAAAGTGTCATAATTTAATAAAATAGTAAATTGATGTAACGCTATTAAAATAACTTTAATAGCGTTTTTTGTTTTTTGTAACAATGTTTTTGATATTTATATTCGTATGCCAAAAGCATCCAAACATAAATTATATTCGTTACCTTCCAATTTCAATGAAATGAATAAGTTCATTGAAGTCAATAAAATTCAAATGATGGAACATATTGTTGCATCAATAGAATATGCAATTGATAAAAAGTTAAGTTTTGTTGAAATATTTAGTTTTAAGAATTCTGACTTTGTTGTTACATTACCAAAGAATCAATTCAAAGAAAATTTGGATAATGTTTACAATTACTATATTGAAAAGGAACAATATGAGTTATGTATAAGGGTTAAAACGGTTGAGAACAAATTAAATTCTATCTTAAATAAGATTACTCATGAAAAAAAAGAAAAACCTTCAAAAAATCAAAAATGATAGTTCAAACAATAATAACAATGTTGAATATCAAAATAATGAACCCAAAAATGATACAAGCCCTATCGTCTATCAAAGAACAAAATTAAAACATGAGTTATCAATATTTGAACGAGAATTAACAGAAAAACAAAAAGAATTTTTAAATATAGCTTTAAACAAAGATACCAAAATGGTATTTGTTAGTGGTCCTGCGGGTTCTAGTAAAACATATATCACTATATATTCTGCATTAAAATTATTGAGTCAAAAGAAAGTAAGTGATTTACTTTATATTAGAAGTGCTGTAGAAAGTGCTGATAGTAAAATTGGATTTTTGCCAGGTGAAGCAGATGAAAAAATGGCACCTTATATTCAACCATTGTTGGAAAAATTAGCAGAATTGTTACCAAAACGAGATATTGAAATTTTACAGAAAGAAAATCGTTTGGATAGTATTCCCCTTGGATTTTTGAGAGGATTGAACTGGAATGCTAAATGTATTGTTGCTGATGAAGCGCAAAATATGACTGTAAAAGAAATAACTACATTGATTACAAGAGTAGGTGAATTCAGCAAAGTGTTTATATTGGGTGATCCAGATCAAAGTGATATTAACGGTAAAAGTGGTTTTATGAAGATAATGAATGCTTTTGATGATGCGGAAAGTAAAGAAAATGGTATTTATACATTTAAATTTACTGAAGAAGATATTGTCAGAAGTAGTTTAGTAAAATATATTGTTAAAAAATTAAAAAATGTCAAATCACAATGATATATATATCTATTAAAGATATATGTCCAATAGTAAGATAATTACTGAATTAGCTGCTTATACTGATTCACAAGTTCAATCCGATGACTTGTTGTTTATTACAGATATTGCTGCGCAAGAAACTAAAAAAATTACTGCAATAGATATTGCGGACTATGTAATTACTGCAAAGTCCGCATCTATTTTTAATGGTAATTATACAGGCAGTTTTACAGGTTCATTTACTGGCAGTTTTAAAGGTAATTTAACAGGCACCAGTAGTTGGGCAACTAATGCTTTAATTGCAGATTCAGTAACAGGTGGAACAGGAGAAGCCAATACTGCATCAAATACAGGTTCATATGGATATGGACTATATTCGGATAAAGTAGGAGTAGATTTACGGTTTAAAAAAATTACGAGTGGAGATAATGTAATTATTGTTCCTGACACTGGTGATGCTAATGTTTTAAAAATATCTGCAATAAGTACATTAACATCTCCGGGTGGTGCAACTGGAAATGTTCAATTTAATTCTAATGCGGGAACATTTGGTGGAAATTCTAATCTTTCTTGGGATACAACCAATAATAATAAATTAACAGTAGGAGGAAATGTATCTTCTACAACTTTTAGTTCTAGCGTAACAAATGCAGTTGGTTATTTTGGTACTGCAAGTTTTTCTGTTTCATCTTCTAATGCGAGATCTGCAAGTTTTGCTACATCTGCAAGTTTTGTTACATCTGCAAGTTATGCGGTTACTGCAAGTTATATTAGTTCAATATCATTATCAGAATTTCCATCATCTACATTTTCTAATACTATTAGTTCAAACACAGTAGGACAGTTCTTAGCTGGTGCAAATGAAGGTGGTGTAGGTACATATTGTTATGCTGTAGCACATGGATTTGGTGTAACACCATCATTAATAAGGGCTACATTATATTGTAATAGTTCTGATGCAAATGTAGGATATGTAACAGGTGATGAAGTTGATGTAAATAGTGCTGAAATAGATAAAAATGATTCCAATCTATTTGCGGCGTGGACTAATTCAAATTATGCTGGTGTGTCAGTAACCATAGCCAACTTAGCCGGATCAGGAATCGGTATACCAAATAAAACTGGTAGTGGTTGGAGTTATGTTAATACAACTAAATGGAATTATAGGATTAGAGTTTGGAAATAATTAATTAAAAATAGACTATGCCAACAACAAGTATAAAAATCAGTCAATTAGATCCTATTGCCAGTTTAACAGGCAGTGATTTTTTTCCAATTGATCAAAGCAGTTCTATAAAGACTTATAGAGCTAGTTTGACACAATTACAAAATCTATTTTCAACAGGAAGTTTTACGGGATCTTTAATTGGTAGAATTACAGGAACAGGTACATCTCCTCAATTTGTAGGAACAAGTAGTTGGGCAAATAATGCTTTAAGTTCAAATAGTTCAATCAGTGGTGCGTTTTCAATCAGTAGTAGTTATGCATTAACATCATCTAATTCAGTTACTGCAAGTTACGCATTAAATGCAAATGCTGGGGATTTATCTGGTGTAGGTACAACAAATTATATTCCAATTTGGACAGGTAATAAAACTCTTGGAAGTTCAAATATTTATTATGGAACTCCTCTTGTTGGATATCCAGGTTATGTTTCCACGGAAAATTTTTATGTTCAAAAAGATACTCCAATTTTATATATTACAGGTTCTGGTCAAGGTAGTTTAAGTGTAGTTTCGTCTTATAATTCTGCTATAGCATTAAGAAGTGCTACTACATCTTCAGATGCGCATATATTTGTAGTTGGTGCTGATGGTGGAATGCCTGGTACGGATTCTAGAGGTGTATTTGATTGGTCTAGTTATAGTGGTTCTAATAATTTATCATCAAGACAAGGAAATGATCCTACTGGTGATGGACAATCAAGATTGCTTCGTATTAAATCAAATGGCTGGTATTTTTGGCCATTATATGGTGTTCAAAGTATTTCAAGAGATGGTACTGTTAATATAGGTGTTGATTCTGGTACAGAAAATCATGATGCTAGATTAAAGATATTTGTTTATAGTGGTAGCAGTGTAAGTAATCCTGTAGTAAATCACATTAAAAAAGCAATTGAAGTAACATATGGTAGTGGGTCAGAAGCAACAACATTTTGTGTAAGTAGTAGTGGACAAGTATATTCCACAGGATATAATGTAATTAGTAGTTCAAATTTTGCATATACAAGTTCACTTTCATCTGGAAGTTTTGCTGTAATAGAAAATAATGGTGTTATGTATTTATTTGCTAGAAGTGCGAATGGTACATTAAGATCTGCAAGTTTATCATAAAATGAGTTATAAAATAGGTTATAAAATATTTGTTCAAATAGCAAGTTATAGAGATCCCGAATTAATTCCAACAGTTTTGGACTTGGTTGAAAAAGCTAAGAATCCAGAATCATTGAGAATTGTTGTTGTTTGGCAACATGACGACAACGAAACATTAGAACCAATCAAACATTTAATTGAATATGTTGATATTCCATATGTTGAAAGTAAAGGTGTATGTTGGGCAAGAAATTTAATACAACAAAAATATAACGATGAAGAATATACACTTCAATTGGATTCACATCATAGATTTATTCAAAATTGGGATGAAGAATTGATTGAAATGTATAATAAATGTAAGGAAATGGGAAGTGAAAAACCATTGATTACTGCTTATTTACCTCATTATGATCCAGACAAAGAAAAATTTTTACAAGAAGTCTGGAAAATGAATTTAGAAAAGTTTATGGATGAAGGACCGATGTTTTTCATACCTGAACCATTAACTGAAACATATGATAATCCGATTCCGTCAAGATTTTACAGTGGTCATTTTGCTTTTACAGATGGAGAATTTAGTAAATTAGTACAACACGATCCAAATTACTATTTTTATGGTGAAGAAACTAATATTGGTGTAAGAGCTTATACACATGGATACGATTTATACCATCCAAATAAAATTATTGCCTGGCATTATTATACCAGAGAAAAAAGACCAAAACATTGGGACGATCATATCATAGAAGGAAGTGATTGGAGTAAAATGGATAATGATTCTACAAATAGACATAAAAAGTTATTTGGTATGGATGGATATAATAAGTTAGTAGATTCTATTTATAATTTTGGAAATGTTAGAACGATTGAAGATTATGAAATATATGCTGGAGTCAGATTTAAAGACCGTTACATAAGTGAATATACTAAAAATAATTTGTTTCCGCCAAATCCGATTGAATAAAAATTTGAATTTTTTCTCAATTAATTGATATATATAAGTTAGATGACTAAAACAGTTATCCTTGTATGTCCCAAAAGGAATACATGAAAATGGGTCTATAATAGACCATTTAAGAAAGGAAAATATATATGTCAGTAGTAAAATATCAAACAAATCCGTTATTTCGTGCAGTTCATCGTGATGAGTTTTTAACTCCATTTGATCAAATTTTTGATGAATTCTTCAAAGCAAATGCCCCTAATTTTAGTCAAGATTTTGGCGCAGACTTTTTTGAAAAAGGTTCATATCCAAGAGTAGATGTTATTGATTACAGTGACAAAGTAGTTATAGAAGCGGAAGTTCCAGGTTTAAGTAAACAAGATGTAAATGTTGAAGTGGAACAAAATGTACTTACTGTAAGTGGTGGAAAAAGTAAAAATGTTACAGATTCACAAGGTGGAAAATATATTAGACGAGAATTAAAGCGTTCTAGTTTCCGTAGATCATTTACTTTAGGAGATAATATTGAAAAAGATACAGTATCTGCTACATTTGAAAACGGTATTCTTTTAATTACATTAAATAAGGTAAAACCTGCTCTTCCAGAAGTAAGAAAAGTTACGATTAAATAATTAGTTATATATTTATTATATACCCTCTATTGTTATAAACGATAGAGGGTTTTTTCTTTTCTGACTATATATACTGTATGAAAACACAATTTACATTTGAAAGAATAGTAGGTTTATCCTCGTTATTTATAGCGAGTTGCGCTGCATTTTTTAGTATAATTGGTATTGGTATGTTGTTTAGTGGATCATCAATCGCATCTATGATTATGGCTAGTTCACTTGAAATTGGTAAATTGGTTGCCACTACATTTTTATATAGATATTGGAAAAAATCACAATTATTATTAAAGACATATCTTATTTTAGCAGTTGTTGCATTGATGTTTATTACATCTTTAGGTATTTTTGGTTATTTAACATCTGCATATCAACAGTCTGCAATTGAAAACAAATTGAGTGAAGAAAAAATTGTTTATATACAAGATCAAAAAAAGATGTATAGTGATAAAATAAGTGATTCAAAGAAAAGAATTGAAAACATCAGTAAATTAAGAGTTAGTCAAGAAGAAAGATTGAATGAAAGTATGACTAATGTAATCATTAATCGTAACCCAATTCAACTAGCACAAATACAACAATCAACAAAAGAATTTATTGATAAGAGTGAAAAAGATATAGATATAGAAAATAATAAAATTCAATCCACCGTTGATGAAATACAAAATTTAGATAAACAAATATCGGATATCAAAATAAAAAGTGGTGGTCAAAAAGATTTACAAACATTTAAATTTGTCGCAGATGAATTTGGTGTAGATATTAATAAAGTAGTAAAATGGTTTATCATTTGTCTTATTTCAGTATTTGATCCACTCGCAATTTGTTTATTATTAGCTTATAATACTACGTTGGGAGATACAATTTATGTAAAACAGATTGTTAAAGCAGAAGACGTTCTAGAAAAAGAACCGAGTGTAGAAGAAATTGTTGAACAAGCTAAACAAGAAGCTACAGAAGAAGTTAAAGAAGGAAAAATTATAAAAGAAATTATCAAAGAAGTACCTGTAGAAAAGGAAGTAATAAAAGAAGTGATAAAGGAAGTCACTGTAGATAATAGCTATAAACCCAATCACTTTAGTTTTTAAATTAAAATTAATTAAATAACAATAATTATTTGATTTTAGAATTTTCTACGATATATTTAATTATCAGTTTACTATTAAAATATTATGGATGAATTTGATATAAAAGAAGTATTGGATATTCTCAAAGAAGCAGAAAAGAATCAAGATTGGGATTTAATAAATGAAGCAATATCATTTATGGAAGAATATCTTGATATTGAAGACGGTTCGGAGTATGATTGATTTATGTTAACACTAGTAATAATACTCACAGTAGTATTGACGGTTTCAATATGCGCAAACATTTATTTTTTCATTAAAATGAATGATTTATTGGATGTAATCGAAACAATGCAACAATGGAATGATCAATACAAAAATTTGGTCAAAAATACACATCGTAAATTAAAAGAAATTGACGATAAACAAATTTTTGAAAAAGATGATGAAGTTGGTTTTGTTTTTTCAGAGATAGTAAAATTGATTGAACTTGTCAAAGAAAAATCTAAATGAAAAAATCCAAGAAAAAAATAAAGATTTTAAAAAAAAGAGATATTAAGAAAAACGTTGTAAGAAATCTTAATAAAAAAATCTCCGTAAAATCAACTAAACAAAAAAAGAAAATGGTTATAAACAAAGTTAAAAAACAGAAAAAGGTTATTCCGATTAAAAAAGAAAAAATTATCAGAAAACCAACTCCTAAGATTATAATTGAAGAACCTTATGTAGAGTCAGAGACTCCAAAAAAGAAATCTACGGAAAAAATGTATTTCACTAAGGATACAGAAATGTACATTATTAAATACAATAAGGAAGAAAATCTAAATATTAGAAATGATATTTATGAAAATCATATCAAGAATGCCTTTGAAAAATTGGTAGAAAATGTTTTTAACACATTCAAGTTTACATATTTTGATAATAGTCCAATTGAAATTCAGAAAGAAACAGTTGCACATTTAGTTTCTAATATGAATAAGTTTGAAGAAGGTAAAGGTAAAGCGTTTAGTTACTTTAGTATTGTTGCTAAAAACTATCTTATTTTTCACAATAATGGTAATTATAAAAAATACAATCAACATGTAAATATTACAGATACTCCAAGTGAATCTTCAGTTTGTTTACAAACAGTTGATCCACATCATAAGGATGTAGAAACTAACGAATTTCTTAAGTTGATGGTTGATTATTGGGAAAGAAATGTTGGTCGTATTTTTACTAAACAAAGAGATTTAAATATTGCTAATGCAGTAATAGAATTGTTTAGAAATTGCGATAGAATTGATGCATTTAATAAAAAGGCATTATATCTCTACATTAGAGAAATTTCATCTTGTAAGACACAACAAATTACCAAAGTAATAAATAAAATGAAGAGTTACCAAAAGGTAATTGCTCAATCTTATTTAGATAGAGGTAAATTAAATTGATGGTGTAATTATTCAAATCCATATCTATTTATAGGTATGGATTTAGATTTTGAATTATATAAAGGTAAGAAATATTCAAACTTACTTAAGGATGTTGTAATCAATTCTGAACAGAAAAAAGACCAAATTGATATTTTGGTATCTGATCTCAGAAGTATGATTAAAACACCAAATGACGCTATTGTCATCGTTCCTCTTATAAAAGATTACTTGGATGTAAGTGTGAGGAACGATGAACAATTAGTAAAATTAGCTGCAATTGTACAAAGATTAGTGAGTAACGATAATAAAGGTGCAGAAGAAGTAGGTGGTTTATCCGAAGAAGAAAGACAACAGTTAATGGCTGAAGTTGGAAAAATTACCGAAACAATGAATACACCAATTGAAATAAAGAAATAATATGCCATATTTTAATATCAAATCTTCTCCAATTAGTTTTGGACAGTTAAATAATATTGGTTTATCTGTTGGAGGACAATCATCTACAGCTCCTTCAAATGAATTTTATGAATTAGAACCAGCAATTGTATTGGATGTAATTTTGGATGAAACTCATCCTGAAATAGTAAATAAAAGACATTTTGTAGATTCTAGAAATATTCCACAAAATTACAAAGGTGATCAACCTACTAATAAAGATATAGATTATACTTATATTGGCGCATGTAAAGTAAGACTGTGTTTTTCACAACAAGGATTGGAAAAAGAAAAGTTGTCATGGGCATTTCCAATGGAATCTACAGGTATAGTAGAATATCCACTATTGAATGAAGTTGTAATTGTTGTAAAGTATTTAGATAAACTTTTCTATACAAGAAAATTAAATTTAAATGGATTCATTAATCAAGAATCAAATTTTCGTCTTGAAAAATTTTATGGTAATAATGATGGAAATAAAGATTTAGTATCAGAAGATGGGTTAAAAACAGAATCTGTTGATGGACCATTATCATTAAATTCATATAAAAAAATTGCAAATAATCAAGTAAAAGGAGTACTTGGTTCATATTTCTTAGCAAATTCTAAAATTAGAAAATTGAGAAGATATGAAGGAGATACCGTTCTTGAAAGTCGTCATGGACAATCAATTCGTTTTAGTGCTTATGATAATGTAAGAGATAATGATAAAGGTTTTTATCCTGATTATAAAGGAGATACCACGGTAAATTCGCCTACAGAAGGATGTGGAAATCCGATGGTTATAATTAGAAACAGACAAAGAAAGTTGTCTTTAGACAAACCAATATCAGTTCATCCTAAACTTCCACCTATTCCTGCAATTATAGATTCACAAAAAAATGTTGGCGGATTAATAGATGAAGACATTAATCATGATGGTAGTTCAATTTATATTACATCTGGATTAACAAAATCAAAATGGAGAACAACTTGTTATAAATCTATATTTCAACAAGGAAAGGAAGAACAACCATTATTCTCCCCAAAAGGATCTACTGCATTTAATTTTGACATCGAAAATTTAAAAGGCGACCAAGTTGTAATTAATACAGACAGATTGATTTTAAGCAGTAGATTTGGTGAAACATTACACTTTTCAAAAGAAAGATACGGGATAGTAACAGATAGTGAATATACGGTTGATGCACATGATCAAATTGTAATGACTACAAATAATAAGACAGTATTTAATAGTCCTGCTATTTATTTGGGTCAATATGGACAAACAAATGAACCAGTATTATTAGGTCAAACTACTGTAGATTGGTTATATGATTTATGTAATTGGTTGTTGGATCATGTTCACTGGTATAATCATACTCATCCAAAAACCGGTGGACCAAATCCAGATAAAACTCAAGAATCGGTTCAAGATAAACAATTAAAGTTTTTAAGAGACAATCTTGATAAATTAATGAGTAGAAGAGTATTTGTTACTGGTGGAGGTTATGCTCCAGGAGTAGATGGTGTTACTCCAGAAGGATTAAAGAATGCAACTGAGCCTGTATCTGTAAATACAGTATCAGGTGAAGGATTACCCGGAGAATTTAAAGGTAAATTAAGAAGAGAAGGTCCAGTAGAAGTTCAATTTGAACAAGTATGATAAACAAACTCAAATCGTTTAAAGATATTGACCCGGCATTACCTGGTCCTCCTACGGAAGCGTCAAATGGATTGAAATTTGCAATTGCAAAAAAATCCGATATTGCTTCAAGTATACCAAAACCTTCAATTCCTGCTATTCCTGATATACCTAAGCCCGCAATTCCATCTGTTCCATCATTGCCAAGTGTACCATCAATTCCTAGTGTATCTACACCAAGTTTACCTAATGTATCTGGCATAAGTACACCGTCTGTTCCACCTTTACCTAATGTTCCTAGTGTACCATCAGTTGGAATACCCAAAGTATCTGCTCCTAATTTTAATCCACAGCATTTTAGTCCTGGTAAAATTGCAGGAAAAAGTGTTGATAGATTAACTGGTGCGGTAAAATCTGTTGGAAGTGCTGCTAGTAAAGTTGTTAGTAAATTAGGTGGAGGTATTGGTGGAGGCGTTGGTGGCGCATTAAGTGGAGCTTCAGGCGGTGCTATTGGTGGAGCGGTAGGAGGAGTTGTTTCTGGTGGTGTAGCTGGCGCAGTAGGAGGAGGTATTGGTGGAGGACTAGGTGCTGGCATCGGCAGTAAACTCGGTGGAGGATTAGGTGCCGGTATTGGAGGTGCGGTTGGTGCAATTGGGGGAATTGCATTGGCTAAGAAGATAAAATCTGGTATTGGTAAACGAATTAAAACCGTAAAAATACCAAAACCACCTACAACAGAACAAATAAATAGCAAAATAAATAATACAATCCCAAAAGTTTAATGATAATTATATAGTGTATGAAAAGTAATGAATTAAAAGAAATAATCAGAACAGTAATTAGAGAAGAATTAGATAAAACATTACCTACATTAATTCCAAAGGTATTGACCGAAATTCTTTCCGGTAAACCATCGGAAATGATTCAGTCTAATCAAGTTGTTAAAAATACTGTTCAAGAATCAATTCAAAAACCAAAAGAAATTAAAAAATATTCAAGTAATCCAGTTTTAAATGACATTTTGAATCAAACAGTTGTAAAAATTCCAAGTGACGTTTCAATTGCAGGCATTGATTCTAATTTTAGATCACAGGCATTTGCAGGTATGCAAATTAATGAAACAGTTGAAACTCCACAACCAGTTGCTCCTGTTACCGAAGAACAGGGCAAAGTAATGAATGTTCTTAATAGAGATTTCAGAAGTTTAATGAAAGCAGTAGATAAAAAGAAACAAAACGGAACTATAGGTTCTGGCATGGTATCAATGGGATAATATGAATCCGATAGGACTAACATTACCTCTTCAAATTGGTAAAAATGGCTACTTTGAACAAAGTTATGATACTTTAAGTCAAGTAAAAGCCAATATTACCAATTTATTAAGAACCAAAAAAGGGGAAAGACGAATGAATCCCAACTTTGGTTCTGGTTTACAAGAATATCTATTTGAACAGAATATTATAGATTCTCCTGATATAATCAAACAAATTATTGCGGATGAAATTAATAATTATGTTCCTGGTGTAACTGTAAATAAAGTGGATATTGGTATATCAAATCAAGAAAAAAATGAACTTACAGATAGTTATATATTATATATAAAAATACAATTTACGGTTAACAATCAAACGGATACACTTAATTTGACAGTTAATCAGAATAATATATAATTATGGCAGACATTATACAAAAGTCTTTTAATAATTCCCGTAGAGAAGTCAAATATCTCAATAGGGACTTTTCTTCTTTTAAAGCTTCTTTAATTGAGTATTCAAAGACATATTTTCCAAGAACATATAAAGATTTTAGTGAAGCATCTCCCGGTATGATG